TATAGGCCCCACCCCCATTGTGTCAACCTTTTCAAAACAATTAATCAGTAAAAAAGATCTTTAATCTGGTTGACTTTGCCTAAGGTTCGTTTACAATTGACCTGATCATTTCTAGGGCAGTATGGTGGCACACAGTATCACCAAGGTGCACCACCATACCGAAAAAGATCTTTACCTGGCCCGATGGTGTCCCACCTTCCCAAACTGAATCAATCAGGCTGGGGCCATACTGGGGCCAGTCCCTCACGGTAAAGATCTTTTTTATTTTAACATATGATCTGATCGTTTGTCAAGCCTAAAAGATCTTTTTATTTTTCTTTTTTTCTCTGAGGTGGATCAGAAAAATTCCCTCAGGTGGGACCAGGTTGGGGCACGGTGGAGCAGGTTGGGGCACGGTCTAGATGATGGACCGCCTGCAACCTAAGGTATGGTCTTCAAGGTGGGGTGAAAGCGGTTTTGCTTTTTGCTTGTGCAGTCTGTGTCCAATATAAATCGTCTAAAAACCAAACCTGAAAAGATCTTTATCCACCGTTCTCAAAATTTAAAATCGCCTAGATTAGGAATCTGGTACCACGGTGGGCCACGGTGGGATAGGCTATTTCAACCATTTGATTTTGACTTTCATACTCTTTATGTCTTCTGAAAATCTGCCAGGTGCACCGTGCCTGTCACCACCGTTGTACTTCCTGTCATACTCTTCGATCCAGTCAAGAGCCTTGTTGGTCCTGTTGTACATACCAACCGTGAAATGTTCCAGTTCATCTGTGCCACGCACAAGCACACTACCAGCTTTGTCTTTCAACATCTCAATGATTTCGCCGATTGTGTAATAACCACCTTGTTGATGTTTCAATCGTTTGAACCTGCCGTATTCAAACATCTGTTTTTGCAGTTTCTTTTTGAAAGGGTGATATTTGAAATTCAATCTTCTTATGTCTTCAACATCAACTGAAATCACTTTGGCTATTTCCTTGCACCAAAGTTCAAGCAGGTCAACACATTCACCATAGTGGTCGTGCAGTAGTTGATTGTCCCCTTTGTTGGGGACAATCTTTGTGTTTTTTAATTGTGTGTCTTGTTTCTCTTCCAAGTACTCTTGCTTGTGTGCTTGTATTTTCAACATCCTATGCCTCCTAGTTTTTTTGTAGTTGTATTCCTATTGCACTTTCAATGCCTGTTAGGATAGCATCAACCTGTTTTTTATCTATGGCATCTTGTTTACGAGCAAATTCAATGCCGTATTGGACCCCAAACATATAAGCAACTCGCGATGGCATAACAGAGGCTCCTGCTACTTTCAGTGATACAGAGTCTTTTTCATTGTCCTTGTTGGTATAATCAACGACCATAGTATTCAGTCGTTCAGCATTATTCCATCTTTTGTTAGTTTCTTGTATTTCTTTGTCATCTAACAGATGCAGTTCTTTTTTGTATGTTTTTTGTTTCATAGTTTATACTCCTTATTATTGTTTATTGTTAATTGTAGCACAGAAACAGGATCTGTCAATGGTCTAATTTGTCCAAACATCTGTGTGTCCATCTCTCCTGAACCTTTGTAATTGTTGGCTGTTGTCGATGTATGCCTTGGCCTGGATCAATTGTGTTGCAGAAGCTTGTTCATCAGTTATGAATGTTTTTGCGAAAAACACATACGGGTTTTCTATTTCTACATTGTCTATCACTTTGGTGTAATCACTGAAGTCCCAAATGTTCTTTAATCCTTTTCTGTGATTCCACATTATCCACAATTGGTCATACAATTCAAAGTCATCATCTATCTGAGTTGGCTTCAACCATTGTCCTAGCAATATGCCCTGTTTGGTCTTCAATCCACAATGTGGACTGATGGGATCACCCCTCATCCAAAATTCATCAGCAAAATTATCCACCGTCCGCAGTAGGTGTTCATCATTGAACAAGTCACCTTCTGGACAACCTGTCCTTTTGCTATATTGTAGCATACAATGATCTGAGAATATTATGGGTTTGTATTCTTTTGTGAGAATATGGGTGTATGCTTTGGGATTTGGAACCATCTTTGTTTGTCCAAACTTGTCAAACTCCATAATTTTTATCAGGAACATAGTGGCAAATCTCCTGTACTCTTGTGTGTTGCTGGGTTTGGTCTGTATCATAACTTTCCAATTGTAATAACAGCCATCATCTTTTTTCAAATTGGCTACCTTCTTGATCTTTCTTTCAAAAGGTCTGGCCTTCCTACGGTCATTCAACATCTCTTTGAATCCTGGCAGGGCTCGTTCTATCCTGTTGAAGTAGTTGTCTACATCAGATATTGAATTTGGATCAAGTTTAGTTTTCATTGTCTATCCTATTTCCATATTGATCACATTGTTCAACTGACTCTATCTCTGGATCCCATTCATCAGCACAATGATCATCGTGTATGTCCGTCCAGTTTTCTGGGCAATCACCCATTGATAGATCTGATGTGTGATCATAAGCATCAAATTCTCCATCGCTGACTTTGTGTTTGACCAGGTATTCAGTTTCTCTGGCTGTGACTCTTTTCACAATGACCTTGTAGTATTTGTGAGGTCCTTCTTTAAGCACTTCTATCACTTTTTCTTTTTCTTCTATTGTTGACATATTGTCCTCCTTAATTGTTTCTATAATTGTAGCACAGAAACAGGATCTGTCAACTAGGATATTTTGCCAATTTTAAGGTAAAAACGGCGGACACTGGTAGGTTAGAAGCTTATGGCACGAATGTCCGCCACTAATATTTAAAGATATTGGGTGTATAATAGGATTCCAAATATGATGTGTACCAAAGTGATAGCGACAACATACCTGATCATTTGTTTTTGAAGTGATCTCTGATTGCCCATTCAACGAAAGCTGAATATCTTATGTCATCCCAATTGGTCCAACCCATAAACAGGCAATTCCTTACTTCCTGTATGTCGTACACAGGAACAACAGGTGTTTCTTTTTGATTATTTTTGGTCTTTTTTGTTTTTTTGTTCTTCATTTGGCTTTCTTTTAGATTCAGGCCAATTGATGTTGTAGGGTTTGATGCCTGCTTGTAGTGATATCTGCATCATCATCTGTTCCATCATATAAACATTGTCTTCTAACTTCTTAAAACGCGGATCATCATCTTTGAATTTGCCACTCATAATCATCTTGTCTATGGTGTGTTGCAAACTGTCAATCCTCATTTGCATTTCTTCTAACATCTCTATTGTTTGCCTTTGATTCATTTTCTTTCTCATAATGGTCATAAACTTATTATACAATATTTACAGGTATTTTGTCAATTATTATGTAATAGTTGTTTTTCCAAAAAAAAAGAAGCACACAGAGACCTTTTAAAGGGGGTCTAAAGGGATTGGTGGGGTGTTTGTACCCGGGAAAAAACCGTTATAATTTGAAATCCTTTTTCCAAGTCTGCAATGACCAATATGCTGGTGATAATGTCTTCTGTCCTTTCACTTTGTCAAGTACAGCTCCCATCCTTGCATTAAATGATCTCCTCCTTGCTGGATTGTTCCTGCCAATGCTCATACCTTTCTGTCCAAAGTTCACTTTCTTGACATTGCCAGTTGATCTATCTCTGACAAACACTTTGAACTTCTTGACATCACCTCTCATCACCTTGTTCAATTTTACTTCTCTACCTTGATACTTTGGCATTATTTTCTTTTCCTTGCTCTACTTCTGATATCAGTATCGTGTTTCCTTGATCCTCTTAATAGGCTATTGACTCTGCCCATTGCCCATTGTTGCATACCAACGCCAGGTCTTGATCCTGCTCCTAGGAATGCACCTTGTCCTCTTCTATAGACTGCTTTCAGATCAGCCAGATTGAACAATTTGCTCTTACTTGCTTTTGCCTTCAATGTCTTCACAGTTGAAGCTGATAATGGTTTACTTTTTTTTGCCAAGTTTAACTCTCCTATCTATCAGGCTTTGAGGTATTCTCTTGCCTGCTTTATACAAACTTGATATCCTTGTTAGTACACTTGCTAATTCTGATCTCTTACCACCCTTGACACCAGATAGGTATTTCTTTGCAATACCTGTCTTCTTGTCTTTTGCTACTTTTCTTTGTTTTGCCATACTGATATTTATTTGTGTTTTATTTTGCTAGACGATCCATATGTGCATAGATCCTGCCAATAACTTTATCTAAAGATAATAGTTCTTGTTGCATCATTGCCACCATTGTTTGTAATTCTATAATTGTTATCAAAGCCCAAGTTGATAATCCCATTAATATAGTTCCCAACAAGGCGATCAATGCAGTATTTGTTTTTCTTGTCATTTGCCTTGACCTCTATATTTTTTAAAACTTCTTCTTTTGTGTTTGTTCATTTTACAAGTTGAAGGCTTCCTACCTATGCTTGTTTTATGATATACTGGTTCGTGTGTTATCTGTTCTTTAACCTTTGCCATCTATTTTTATATAACCAAACTTGTTTGTTCTAAATGCTCTATTTAATTTTTCAACCTGTGTCTTTGCAGTAGTTTCAGTTGACCAAGTGTTCTTATTATATTTGAAAGTCGATTGATTGAATTGCGTGTAATCATTCAGAGCATTTTGTTTCTTGTTAATTCTGATCTTTGCCAGTTTGCCATTGTAGGTCAACATCCAAAGGCTGTCTACGGTTTGGCATTCTTGCATATATCCTAATCGTGTGTATGCTTCTGCTTCTATTTTAAGTTCCGGTCTTGCCATACAAATATTTATTGGTGTCAAAGAAAAACCCTGCTGTGGCGAAACAGCAGGGTCTACTATTGTTAAGGAGCATTACCTATGTCATACAAGTAATACTAATAATATTTATCTAAAAATGCAAAAAAACACCTCAAAAGAAATATATTGACAAATAATTTATAAATATCTATAATAGAAGTTATATGCACGAACACAAGGTTGGTAGGCCAGCAATTATTCTACTGTGGAAAAGGCATCTGTTAAGGAGCACACTTGCATACGGTTAAGTCCATCACACAATTGGGACCACTGACTGTAAGAACTTTTTCGTGCAGTTCAATTTTAATTCGTTATAACGATTTGGTATTTAGAAGCACCACCGTCTAATGTAAAAAAAGCGGCACCGTAGGTTGGTATGATCCTCCAAATCAAGAATGTGCTTGGACGAAGGCCTGGTCAACACAGATCAAGTTTTTGAGTCTACCGTACACAGGTGGACTCTGACCAAATCAATCAAGATCAAGTCCCTCTATAGAGAAATGAGTAATCACTGAAAGTGATTACTTGATTGACAACGAAGTTGTTGATCAGACACAGATCAAAGCGAATCAATTGAATTAATAAATAACAATATGCCAAAACAGACAAAGTTAAATCCCAAACAGAAACATTTCGTAGAAGAGTATTTGAAGACCTATAATGCCGCAGAAGCCTGTAGGCTGGTAGGATTCAGTGAATCAATGGCGAACAAGTTGATGCAAAATCCATTGGTGTCAAATGAAATCAATAAAGGTATTGATATCAGTCTAAAGAAAGCCAAGGTAGACAATAGATCTGTGTTAGGACAATTGGCTCAAATTGCAATGGAGCAAGATCCTGTGACAAAAGGTATGAGATGGAGTGACAAACTGAGAGCCCTAGAGCTTTTGGGTAAGCACCTTGGGATGTTCAAAGAACAAGAGACAGATCAAGGCAAGATTCCTCAGGTCACTATCAATTTTGAAGGTGAGAAAGAGAAATTGGCCAAACCTTCATTTGAGGTAGTAGACTATGAGTCAGAAAAAGTCAAGCGAAGAGACAACTAACAACACTGATCTAAAAGTAAGCTTCACACCAAACCAACAGCTTTGGTACCAGACACCTGCCACTGAGGTTTTGATTGGAGGATCATTTGGATCAGGCAAGTCATTCTTCCTGAGATGGGCCTCGATACTTTGGGCTATGGAGATCCCTGGGATCAACATATTCCTTTTCCGTAGGACATTTCCAGATCTAAGGATAAACCACTTGGTTGGACCACAGAGCTATCTTTCCATATTGGAACCATTGATCTCTGGTGGTTGGGTCAAGTATAATAGTGCTCATAACACTTTTAAATTTTGGAATGGATCTATCATAACATTATCACATCTCCAACAAGAAGCAGATATGTACAGATGGCAAGGTTCAGAGATCCACTGTTTATTATTAGATGAAGGGACAACATTCACAGAAGCACAATACAAGTTTATGAGATCTAGGGTTAGGATGAGTGGTGTGAAAGTACCTGAAAAATGGAAAGGACATTTTCCAAGGATAGTGGTCAGTTCCAATCCAGGTGGTATTTCACACAATTTCTTCAAGATGGGATTTGTTGATCTATGTCCAAATAATAGGATAGTGAAGATGCCAGATGATGAAGGTGGATTGCTGAGACAGTATCTTCCAGCAAAACTCATAGACAATCCATATCTAATGAAAGAAGATCCTGACTATGTCAAAAGGATTATGGGTATGGGGAACACAGAATTGGTCACAGCTATGTTGGAAGGAGATTGGAACATACCATCAGGACAGATGTTCTCAGATGTTATGGACAGCGTCAAATGCCTAGTTGGAGATTTTAGATTGCCAGAACATTGGACATTGAGGAGGGGATTTGACTATGGTTATTCTGCTCCTTTTTCAGTGTTATGGTATGCCATAGCAGATGACACACCTTGCACAATTGATGGTAAGCAGAAAACATTCAAGCCAGGAACCATTGTGATAGTGGATGAATTGTATGGATCAAAACCCAACAAACCCGCAGAAGGTATAAGATGGTCACCAGGAGACATAGCGAGAGCCATAAAAGAACAAGAGAGACACTATGATAGACCAGTAAGACCTGGACCTGCTGATAATTCAATCTATGATGGTGACAGCAAGATAGCAGAAGAGATGGCCGTTCACGGAGTTGAATGGTGCAGATCAAACAAAGCCCCAGGTTCAAGGAAGATAGGTTGGCAACAGATAAGACAGAAATTCAATGCTATGTTGCCTGAAACACAAGAAGAGCCAGGATTAGTAATAACAAACAAATGCCAGATGCTTTGGAGGAACCTTACAGGTTTACCAAGAGATACCAACAATCTAGATGATGTTGACACCAAAGCAATAGATCACGATGCTGATACTTTGAGATATATTGTCTTAGACAAGCCCAAAACAGCAAAAATGATTCCAGTTATAGGCTATTAACAATAAATATGATTATAGATCAGGAAAACTTATATGCCAGCAAATAATACACATCCAAATTATAACAATTGGGCTCATAAAGCCGCAAAAACGAGAACAGTGATCGCAGGAGAAGAAGAAGTAAAATCCGCGGGTGAAATGTTCTTACCACACCTAAATGGCTTATCAACAGCAGAATATCAAGATTACAAAGAAAGAGCACAATTCTACAATGCAAGTAGAAGGACTCTGTCAGCATTGGTTGGTTCAGTTTTCAGAAGAGGTGCAACATTCACAAGACCAGCAGAACTAGATAATGTGATCAATGATATTGACTTGGACGGTACAACAGCAAATCACTTCACAAAACAGATATTGAAAGAAGTATTGACAGTGGGCAGACACGGTGTTCTAGTTGATTATGATGAAACATTAAAAAGACCATATTGTAATCATTACATAGGTGAAACAATTTTGAATCACAGAATGGGTATGAACAATGGCATATTACAATTAGAAATGGTTGTGCTGGCAGAAAACAACGAAATAATTGATCCACAAGACGAATTCAAAACAGATTATCAAACAACATATAGAGTCCTTAGACTACAAGACGGAATATACACTCAGCAAATGTACTTTGCTGATGGACATAAAACTATCGCAGGTGAAATAACAACACCAACAATACAAGGAAGAACATTAGATTACATTCCTTTTGTTATCATTAACACAACTTCTTTAGGTTGTGATTATGAAGATTCACCATTACTAGATTTAGTGAATATGAATATCAATCATTATAAGTTTTCAGCAGACATTGGTCATTCATTACACTTTACAGCTTTGCCTACTCCTTATGCCACTGGTGTTGACAGTTATGGAGATTCAAAAGAGGCAACCCCGTTAAGGATTGGTTCTACAAATATGTTAATGCTACCCCAAGGTTCGACCGTGGGTATGTTAGAATTCAGTGGTGCAGGGGTAAACAGTCTAAGACAATACTTAAATGACTCTGAAAACAAGATGGGAAAACTGGGTGCAAGGTTATTAGAAAAACCTACAGCTCAGCCAGAAACAGCAGAAACAACTTCTATCAGACAAGCGGCAGAAGGATCTGCTCTTATCACAGTGGTAGAATCAGTAGATGCTGGTATCACAATGGCATTGAAATATTGTGCTGATTATATGAACATAGATATTGATTCAGTTGATGCTGAATTGAACAGAGATTTTGTTGATGCTAAAATGGATTCTAAATCATTGATAGATTTAATCAAAGCATACCAAGAAGGTGGTATATCAGAAGATACTTTATACTACAATCTACACAAAGGTGAAATACTACCACCTGATCATAATAAAACAGAAGAGATTAAAAAATTACAAGGGCTGAAAGGACCAGTGGAGCAACCAACTGAGACTGAACCTGAACCTTTGAAAGTGGATATGGCACATCCTCCGATGGAAACCAAAGAAGATATGGTAGCACACATTAGAGATATGGTAAATGAAGGTTATACAAATGAACAAATTTTGGAAATACATCCAGAAATATCTAGATTTTTCAGTAATCAAAACGGAGGAAATGACAATGGCAATGACTAAAAAGAAAAAGAAAAAAGGTGGCAAAAGAGGCGGAAAAAAAGGCGGCAGACGAGGTTAATTGGTCTGACTATTTTGCATCTATTGTTTCAGTATGTCCTTGGTCTAAAGCATACTGGAAAAAACAAAAGATAGATATTTGCGAATGGCAAGAACAGATATATCCATTGGGTGATTATGTTGCCCGTGTTTATAAATTACCAAATGCAAGTGCCTACAAGTTGAACAAGTTGATGAAACAGTTCAACGAAGAAAGACCCAAAGAAGAATGGTTGTATTCACATCCAAAGTTTGGAAGACATTCAACTCCAATACCAGTGTTGATACAACAAGATCATCAATTGCTAACTGACATAAGAAACAACATAAAAAAGAGATAGCAATTGATAATAAATACAATTATAATAAGTTAACCGTGTTTAACAAATAGGAGGACTCGTATGTCTAAAGAAGAAGCAAACACACAATCAAACGAACAATCAAATCAACCTTTAACATTATTTGTAGATTCATTGGAATCAATTCCTGAATCATTACATTCACACTATGAACAAATGGAAGAAGGTTATAAACTAAACATCAAGAATGTAGTACCATCTGCAAAATTAGATGAGTTCAGAACCAACAACAGAAAACTAAACGCTGAACTAGAAGATCTAAGAAAACAGATGAGCTATGTTGATATGGATGAATACAACAGATTGAAAGATCAGTATTCAAAAGAAAAGTCAAAAGGTTCAATACCTGAAACTGATGTTGAACAAACTTTAACCAAAAGAACTGCTGAAATGAAAGCAGAATATGAGAAGAAGTTAGAAGAGTTGAACAATCAATATACATCAACAAACCAAAAGTTATCAACTGTCTTGATTGACAATCAAGTTCAATCAAGTGCAACCAAATACAATGTCAAACCATCAGCAATGGAAGATGTTCTATTGAGAGCAAAAACTTCATTTGTTTTAGAAGAAGGTAAAGCCGTTGCCAAAGATGACAAAGGTGAAACAATTTATAATTCACAAGGTGAACCTTTGACAGTTGAAGAATGGGTCAGCAGATTACAAAAATCAGCAGGACATCTATTTGAAGAGTCTACAGGCACTGGTGCTAGAGGACAAAGGAAAGTAGTCCAAACACAAAACCAAATGAGTGCAATAGACAAGATATCTCAAGGTTTGAAAAGATAACATAAATAACATTAAGATTACCGTAGTAATCAATTCTGGACGATCTGGAAAAATTAACTTCAACCATTTAAAACAGGAGAAAATAAAATGGCAAATTTAGCAGGTGGAACAGACCTTTTAGGTCTGACACAAGCGGCAAAACACTTCCAAAATCCAATTGCGGAAGGTGTTGCTGACACAATCGTAACCGTTGCTCCTTTTTACGAAGTGATTCCTTTCAGACCAATTGCAGGGCAATCATTAATCGTAAACCAAGATGCAACAACAGGTATGGTAAAGTTCGCGGCAGAAGGCTTAGATCTTGCAACTGATAACACAGTTTCAAAACCAATGTCAACTACTCAAAGAACTTTCACATTAAAAGCAATCTTAGGTCAAGCTAATGTTGACAGATTTGCACAAGCAGTATCACCTGCAGGTGTAGATCAAATGGCATTACAAGTGGCTTCAAAATCAAGAAACATCGCAAGAAAAGCCTATGCACAGGTGGCATTAGGAACTACTTTAACTGGTGGTGACTCAGATGGTTTTGCAGGTGCTTATGAAATTGCAAATGACACTAACTCAAACTCAACATCAACAGTAGACATCTCAGCTAATAACCACGCGGATGTTTTTGCTCTTTTTGATGATATGAAAGATCTTGTGACATCAAAAGATGGTCAAGTAGACTTCATTATGTGTTCATCAAATGTATTGAACATTTACAAAAAAGCAGTAAGATCAGTTGGTGCAGGTTTTGACTACTTCACAAATCCAATTACGAATAGAACAGTTCTTGCTTACGAAGGAACACCTATCTACACAAACAATCACTTAAAAGGTGTAGATATCTCAGGTGGTGCTTCAGGAACACAAGAAGCTCTATTTGCAGGTTGTTTTGAAGATGGTGGCAACAATGGTATCGCAATGATATACCCAGATGGTACTCCAGCTGGTATTGATGTAAGAGCTTTAGGTGAATCAGAACTTTACAATGCTGACATTACTAGAGTCGCTATGTATACTGCATTAGCAGTTTACAACGACAAAGGTCTATCAGTAGGTAAAGCAACTGTTGCCTAATACTTTGTAAGACTAAACAATGAACAAGGGCCTTAATGGCCCTTGTTTTCTCTATAATCACTAAATACAAGTGAGGATCAAATTATATGGCTTTAACATTAATCACAACTGCAGGTGCAACAAATTCAAACTCATATGCCACAGTAGCTGAGGCAAACACTTACCACGATTCAATCAGAGAACAAGCAGATCAAACTTGGTCAGCATTACACGATGGCAAGAAAGAAAGACTTCTTGCTATGGCAACAAGACTGATTGATGAACATTTTGTATTTTTAGGTTATAAAAAGAATCACGATCAAGCATTACAATGGCCAAGAGTAGGAGTGTTGAAAGATGGAAAATATTCACAGGCGTTGTTTGATCATTTAGACAGAGATACTATTCCAGATTTTGTAAAAAATGCAACAGCAGAATTTGCCAGAATATTACATTCAGAAGACACAACAGCTGATGATGATACTGCTGGATTTAAACAATTAATGGTCCAAGGTATCAGTTTAACAATGGACCAAAGTTCAAGAATTTCAAAAGGTGTTATCAGATCAAGTGTATTTTCAATGTTAAGAAAATATGGAGATTACATTCCATCATTAAATGCAGGATCAGGTGGCATAGGTCAAAATAGATTAGTAAGGAGTTAGTCCAATGGGATTAAGGTCTGCTATACAATCAGCAACAAATAGTGCTTTCAATGCCTTAGGTGATATACCTACATCAGTGACATACACTCAAGTTTCAGCAGGTGGATACAATGCCACAACAGGTGCAACAACTGAAACAACACTTGAATTGACATTGACAGCATTGATCACAAAATATGAACAAGAAAATATAAATGCAGGTTTGGCACAGACAACAGACAGACAGATGTTGATACCTGGAAAAGATTTATCAATAACACCAAAACCACAAGACAGGGTAAATTTTGATTCAAGAGATTATGAAGTTTATAAAGTTGAAAGAGATCCTGTGACAGCTTTATACAAATTGCACATAAGGGAAAGATAATATGGCTTTGACAATACCACAAGCATTGAAAAGAATTGATCAGATAATGAATCAAGTACAACAAGGTTTTACTAACAATGGTAAAGAAACAGTTCAATCTAAAACACCTGTTGATACTGGTACATTAAAAAGTGGATGGCAAACAAGAAATGCAAAATTTGGTCGTGTATCAGAAATAAACAATAATACACCATATGCAGGTTTCGTAGAGAACGGATCTGCAACAACAAGACCATCAAAGATGGCGGCACAGACTGTTCAAAGTCTAAGAACTAGAGCAGAATCGATCGTCAGGAAGGCAGTGAAATAGATGACCTTTCAAGCAGAGAGAGCCAGCATTGAACAGCGACTAGTTGACAACCTATCTGGTACATTTATTCAATTTGATAATGTGCTTGGATTGGTTGACAATGCTGGTAATACTGTGAACACACCAGAAGCATTAAGTGAATGGGTGAGCTTAACAATTTTAACCAATGACTCAGTCCAAGCTGAATTGGGTTCAAAGTTTTCAAGACAAGAAGGACTCATAAGTGTACAGGTATTTGTTAAATCAGGTACAGGAACACAAAGGGCTAGAGAAATAGCTGAATCAATTAGGACAATATATCATATAGTAAATTTTGGTGATATTACAACAAGAGCTTGTAGTATGACCGTGGTTGGTGAACTAGCGGGTGGAGGAGATGCTGATAACTTCTATCAGATCAATTTAGACATTCCGTATTTTAGGCATCAAGCATAAATAATAGTAGGAGAACAATACAATGGGAATACCAAGTGCAAGTTTAACAACAATAGCAATTCAAAAAGAAGATGCTTTAGCAGGAACAACATCAGGAACAGTAGCAAGTCTTAGAGTGACAGCTGAGAGTATCGTTCCAGCTATATCAACTATCTCTTCTGAAGAGATTGATGCAACAAGAAATGTATCTGATTTAAACAAGGTATCTTCACAAGCTGAAGGCGACATTGAATTTGAATTCTCAGCAGATGGTCCAATTGATGCATTGATAACATCAGTATTACAAACAGGTAGTTCAGGTGCAAACACTACTGACAATATGACAGATAACACTTCATATCAAAATGGCACAACTCAAACAAGTTATTCAATTGAAAAGAAAACAAGTGATGGATCAACAAACTTCTTCCAACTATATGAAGGTATGGTTCCATCATCATTAGAACTAACAGCAGAGTCAGGTTCATTCGTGACAGGCACAGTTGGATTTGTAGGTGCTAAAGTAAATGCTATGTCAGGTAGTGCAACATTAACTTCTACATTGACAACATCCACACAACCATTTTCAACAGTGGATTCAAATACAAACATTAAATTCAACACTGGTGCGGCATCAGTGACAAATGCAGAATATGGTGAATTGACAGGAGTAGTTCCAACTGCTTTCTCATTAAATTTTGATAATGGTCTAAGAGCACAGACACAAATTGGCACAACTGATTTGGCAGGTATTGGTGCAGGTAGATTTGTTGCAACAGGTTCAATGACTGTATATGCCAACCACGCAGATTCACAAACATTATTCAACAACTACATCAACACAACAAGATTTGGTATGTGTATCCAAATTGGTAATTCTACAGACAATTATAGATTCTACCTACCAGAAGTTATTATTACATCAGCTCAAGTTTTAGCAGGTGGTAATGATGAAGATGTGTTAATGGAACTTGAATTCCAAGCTGTTAAGACAACAATTGGTTCAGATAACTTCACAGTACAACTAGTCAAAAACGAAGCATAATAATACCATATAAATACTTGTCTAACAAACAAGGATTAGAAGTATGGATTTTACAAAACAATATGGATCAACAGATCCAAAAACAAATGCAGAATGGGTTGAGCACGAAGGTGCTAAATTCTTTATTGCTCCAGCAAACAACATAGCCTTTAAAAACAAAACTCTCGAAATGTTCAAAATAAGTGAACTGCAAGGTGGGGGTTTGGATAAACTTACAGCAAAACAAGTGGTAGAAGTTGAATCAGATATCAAAGCTCACACTATCTTATTAGATTGGGAAAAGGTTGAAGATCAAGGCCAGACTTGTGGATACAGCAAAGAGAAAGCCAAAGAGATGTTAGTGAACTACGAACAATTCAGAAACTTTGTAGATGCTGAATCAATTAAGATAGCAACTAAGATTAAAAAAGTAGCAGATGACAAAAAAAAGTCTTAACCTCACTCACTAAATGGATGGCAGAGTGGGGTCCACATAGCAATATACCAGCCGTCCGAAACAAAGCACCTACATATCCAAAACATTTAGATATCTATGTGAGTGCCTATAGTTCTTTAGCCAATGACAGGTTAAATACATCAGCAGGAGTTGGATTTATTCCATTTCCTTCGATATTGCAATATTGTAAATGGTGTGGCATAAAGGATCAAGAAGAATTCATTGCTATTATCCAAGAAATGGATAGAGAGTATGTTTCTACTGCTCACAAACAGCAACAGAAACAGATGAAGAAGGATACTAAAAAATGGCAACAGAAGTCGTAAATCTTAAGATAACCGTTGATAGTTCAGGTGCTGTAAATTCAGTCAATAAACTTAAAACAAATCTAGGTGGTGTCAACAAAGGACTTAATACCACAGGTGTTGCCGCGGCGGCATCATTTGGTAAACTAAAAACACTTGTTGGTGCTGTTGGTATAGTAGCATTTGGCAAATCAGTAATGAATGTGGCCGCAGAGTTTGAAGACCTGCAGAATGCCTTGAATGCCACTTTTGGTTCAGTAGAAGCGGGTAGTGCCGCCTTTGATAGAGTTCAAGAAATTGCAACTAAATTACCACTAGACATTGACCTTATAACCAGTGCTTTCGTGCAGTTGAAAGGTGCTGGTGTTGAACCCACAGAAGAAATGTTATTGGGTTTCTCTGATGCGGCCTCTATTTCAACAGATAAAGTTGGAACATTCCAAGCGTCAATTGACTTGTTTACCAGAACGATGCAGGGTGGTCTAGGACTTGTAGAACTACAGAGATTAGCAGACAGAGGTCTTCCTGTATTTGACATCTTGCACGAAAAATTACAACTGGCCAGACTTGATGTATCAAAATTTGGTCAGAGTATGGAAGGTGCTGAAAAGATCAGGACGGCCTTGTTTGAAGGATTGAATGAAAGATTTGGTGGTGCGACAGAAGTAGCGATGGCATCACTTTCAACAAAGACATCAGTTTTCAAAGATGAAATAAAGAAAGCCGCAGTTGCCTTTGGTGGAAAAGGAAAAGGTGGTTTCTTAGATGGAATAGCAGATGCTACTAGTGGAATGACAGATTTCATTGCAGAGAACCAAGAACTTATTGCGGCACTTGGTAGGGTTGTTGGAACAGGATTGAATCTTGTGATAGATGCTTTTAATATATTGTTCGATATAATCAGAAAAGTTGTAGACATAGTTAAAGCGGCCGTTGACACATTCTTAGGATTCATACAGACCATACAAGATGTAGCCACATCTATAATAGAGTTTAAAGACAAAGTTGTTGGCAAGTTTGAAGAAATGAAAAATGGTATCTCAGACAAAATGACAAGCATTAAAGACACGGTAGTTGGAGCATTCAGTGACACAGAAGAAGAAGTAGTAGGTGGATCAATAGTTCCTGATATGGTTGACGGAGTATTGAGAGAGTTTGGCAGAATGGAAAGAGAGACAATAGCTTCAACAAGATCAATGAGTGAAGGTACAACTCACATAATGAGAACAGAATTCAGTGATAGTAATTTACAACACATATTGGTAGATCCAGTTGATAGAGCAACAACATCAGTGTCTGGATCATTTAGTAGAATGGAAAGTTCTATATCAAGTAATTTGTCTAGTGTGTTGAAAGGAACAAAAAGTTTCAAAGATGCCTTGATTGATCTAGGTTCACAAGCCATAACAGGACAGCTTGGAAACTTGATATCAGGTGGAGGCTTTGGCGGCGGTAGCGGCGGAGGCCTAGGTAGCATAATTGGAATGGCAGGAAGTTTATTTGGAGGATTCTTCAACAAAGGCGGAAAATTACCAAAAGGAAAATTTGGTATCGCTGGCGAATCTGGACCAGAGCTAATAACTGGCCCTGCAACCATAACACCATTGGCAAAAGACAGAACAGGTGTTTCTCCTGTGTTTAATTTTAACATCACAGGAAACTTAGGAACAGATACAACAGGCACAGTCACACAAACTGATCTAAACAGAATGGCTAGTAGAGTATTAGAAGAAAGTCTTAAAATAATGTCAACACAAGGGAGATTTGCATAATGGCGGCTAACACAGCATCAGCAGTTCATCCATCACCCACTGATACAAATTCAAATGTCATATCAGTTGGACCAAGCCTTAGTTCAAATGTTGAAACAGAAAACAGAATGACCATTATAAATTTCTCAGATGGTTTTTCACAAAGGATACCAGATGGACCAAACAACTTAACAAGAATTTACACTATCATTCACGAAAACTTGAACACGACAGATGCTGACCTGTTGAGAGAATGGTATGAATTTTACAGCAAAGGTCAAACAATAACTGCACCAACTTCACCCACTGACGGAACAACAAGAAATTATTATGTTAGAGAATTTAAAGAAGTCTTAAGTGGTCCTTTGCTACACACATTCACGGCGGTGTTAGTAGAGGACAAATAATGCCAAACTTTATAAATGATTCAAAAAACATAAACCAACACACACCTATTGAATTATATAAGTTTGATTTTTCTACAATAACTCCAAGATTCTTTTCAGCTGTTTCCACAGATGTCAAGATAACAAATCACAGACAGTCAAATGGATCAGATATTGCAATGAATGGAACAACATTCAATCATTGTGCTGTTTCAATTTCAGGTGTTGCCAGTACACTTTCTGAAAGACCAACCAAACCAACATTGACAGTGAACAGAACAACATTTGATGCTTTGTCTAATGTTTCTTCATTGATAACAAGTTGGACCAACTTAGGCAACTTACCACCATTTCCATTTCGTGGAACCACAGTGACAAGATTCCTTACATTACACGAATACAATGCAGACAGCAGTTGGGGTTTTGAAGTTGGAGGATCTATAACGGCAGACAAAGTTTTATTGAGCGGTGTTAAGAGTAGATATTTCATTAACAGCGTTCTTGACGCAGATGATAAAAGTTATGTGTTTGAATTGACTCCAAGTTTAGGACTTGAACAAAGAACAGAAACAAATAGAAAAATGCCAACAGGTCTATGTAGTTTAAGATATAGAACTTATGTGAATAATGCTTTCGCATATACTCCAGTGGCAGATGGTGGTTGTCCATATGGACAACAAACTAATGGAGACAGTGGATACAATGACACAAGATACTTTGACAGAGAAAACAATTCAACAAGTTCAGCCGCGGCTGATTATTGTGCCAAGAATATAAGAGCTTGTAGACTAAGATGGGCCTCTGGAAGTGCAACTTCAGTGTTGCCTTTTATGGGACAATTTAGAGCAGGAACACCAGGAACAAAAACAAATGAGCGAGACTAGAACACAAGATACATTTAGCAATCTGTCTAATGCCGCACAGAACAATGCGGAGATTATTAGAAACAGAGATCATAACACTATCGCTGGTGATGTATCTGAACAACAATTCTACAAAGCACAATCAGGTGACACAACTTCTGTAAAGATACCTTTAGTGTACGGAACAGTTCTTACCAAAGGTATAGTTATAGATGAAGGTGTGACACAGGCATCTACAAATTTAACAGGCACAGCTAAAGACACAATTAACTTCAAACACTTTAAAATTTTAATGAGTGAAGGTGACTGTAATGGAATAAAATCAGCAGTTAAAAATCACACGGTGATAAACAACAGACCATTAGAAGATGCTGACACAGGTATCACAGAATTAAATGGTGTAGAAATAAAACAAAGAACAAGCACGGTGACAGATTGGGCAACAAATGAAAAAATGAGTGATCAATCAAAAGATGTTGATGTTTCAATATTCAAATCAGCCACAACCAATCTTGCTGACAATGTCACAAGACAAGGTTTCTTGCAAGGATTATCAGATGTTTCAACAAACTTGACAAATGGTTTTGTTTTACAATATAACAGCGACATTGACAAGTTTGAAGGCAAGCACCTTAACACAATGTTGAATGATGCTGGATTGTTTACGACATCAGCGGCCAATCCATTTGGAACAGCAGATGCACCAGGAACTTGGTTGATACCACACGCATCATCATACACAGTCACACTTGGAACAGACATCAGAGCAGATGACACTCCATTCCGTTGGTGGAAAAATGCCGCCAACTTTGGTACAACATCAGGAGCAAATGATAGTTCTTATCAATCAAATGTGTTGTTGTTAGATGGTCTTGCAAGACCAGATCTATTGATGTACGATGGAGTCACATATACTTTCACTTGCAACAATCTTGGATCTAACAATGGATTTTTCTTGACATCAGATTTCAGTGCAGAATTTACAACTGGAGTTTCAAGTACCAATGTTGCCACAGGCACAACAAAAACAGAAAATGGAACATTTACATTTACACCAACAAGTAGTACACCAAGAGTACTATATTATCAAACACACGCGGCAGTGAACACAGGTGGTAGAATATTAGTGAGGTCAGTATAGTATGCCAACATTTGTAAAAGCACCAGAAACAACAGCTTCATCACAACTAGCAATAAATTTCAACACTGAAGTTTTATTCCATACTCAAGCATCAAGCACACAGGCACAACTGAGTGCATTGACAATGAGTGGTATGGAGGATTATGAGCTCACTTGGTTTGGTCTAGGTATTGGAGGCAACACTTCCGCAATAACCACTACACCATTCCAATTGAACATAGACAACTCTGGAATGACAAGAGCATTTGGTGCCTCAGGTGGAGATGGTGTTGATTTTGATCTTGCTCTTACAAAAAGTTTTACACAGGCGTCCAGTAGTTCGCCATCCACGGACAGTAGGATATTAGCTT